TGCGATGTGCCGTCCTCAAGGTTCTTGATGTAGCTCACGCCGTTTTGCAGGAAGAAGATGTCGCCCGCCTTGCCGGTCGCAACGACCGCTGCGGGCTGGGCCGCCGGGATGTTGACGGCCCCTTCGGGGGCATCGCCCGGATCGACACTCACGCGCGTATTGATCGACGGATACCAGTTCGCGCGCGCCCATCCGGTGTCGACCGGGGTGTAGCGGATGATCCCCTCGAACAGGCGCGAGGCGATGTTGCGCACGGCAACATCGTTGCGGACGTTGAAGCGATTGGCCCACCCCTGCAGGCCGCGCGAAAACTCCTCGGTGCTGACCGTGATCATGCGGCCTTCCGAATTTGAAGCTTGTAGATGACGGCAACGCCGCCGGGCGCGAGCGGGGCGACGCTGACAATCTGGTGCCGGTCGCCCTGGACGATAAGCAGGTCGCCGTTCGCCTTGGGCGCCGCGAGCGCCTTGGCCGAGATGGTCGCCTCTTTGTCGCCACGCAGAACCGTCGAGCCGTTCACGCGCTCGTCGTTGATGCCAAAGACGGCGCCGGTCACGGTCGTGTCCTGCTCGCTGCGCGCGACCACGCCCGTTGCCGGATCGTAGGCGCCATCGGTCACGCGGCGCAGCGTCATGGGCTGGCCGAACTGCTTGAGCAGCGCCAGTGCATCGTTCTGCAGGCCGAGATAGAAGCCGCTCACGGGACACCGTTATTGTCGAACATGCCGGTCTTGAAATAGGTGCTGTCGTTGGGCTGCGATGTGTAGGGGATCGGCTCCTCGTCGGTGTTGCGGATCAACCCCTTGAGCAACCCGGTGATGCCGAACTTCGTTCCGACGTCGATGCCGTCGCCGGTTTCATAGGTGACGGAAATTTCGCCGACGCTCTGCGACTGGATTTTGCCGCCGCGCGCGAGGTCTTCGACGAGGGCGGTCCCGGCCAGCGCCTTGATCGCCAACTCGGCGACGGCGCGCTTCAAGACGGACGGGATGGCGTTCGAGGCAATCTCGATCTGCTCTGCACGATCCCAGGCGCCCGTGCGCGGCCACGCGAGTTCCTGCGTCGAAGAAACGCGCCCGCCGTTGAACGTGTAGCGGCTGTCGATGTAATCGGTCGCCTTGACGACGGCAGCATCCGCGTCGGCACCTGTCGCGAAGTCCAAGCCGCGCGCGGTCGCATACGCCAGCACATAGGCCGCGTCGCAGTATGCGTTGGCGTTCGGAATGATCGCGCCGGTTTCGACGATGACGGCCATCAGCGCGGCGCCCCCTGGCGCTGGCTGTTGGCGAGCCGGTCGATGGTGCTGTCCACGCGCGTGAGCGTGCGGTCGATGTTGGTGATGTTGGTTTCGATGCGCGCAAGGCGTTCGGAAACGGCGCGGTCGTTCGTCGATTGAGCGAGGTCATACGCCTCGAGCTTTTCGACGCGGGACGCAACCGCCGTGAGGGTCGAGCGCAGTTCGCCGATGAAGATGCCAGCAACGACGGTCTGCACGAAAATTGCGAAGATAAAGGCCAGCGGGACTTTGCGGTCCAAGTGCCAGGGCTCGCGCTGGTTGGTTTGATCGGCCATCCGAAGGCTCCTTAAAAAAGCGGCGCGCGCCTGACTTTTGCCTGACGCGCGCCGGGTCGATCTTCTTCCGAACAGGTCAGGCGTTGAGGCCGATGAACCCGTTCTTGATGCGCCGGTCGAGCATGCCGTCCTTGAACAGCGCGACATCCTTTGCGGTCAGCTTCTGGCCAACTCCGAACGTCCGCTCGTTGAGCGTGAAGCTCTCCAAGATGACGAACGGCGTTTCTGCTCCGACGCTGGCGACGGCTGCCGGTGCGGCAGGCGGGCTGGTCGGAGCAGCAGCCGGAGAGGCATCGTCGCCGCCTCCGGCTGCCATCGCGGCTGCCTGGGCGGCGACCGGGTTCGTCTTGTCTTCCTTTGCCATAGGTGCGGCTCCTTGGTTTGCGTTTGCCGTTACAGCAAACGTAGTTTAGGCAACGACGTTGTTGAAGAAGTAGCCCATCGCCGTCGCGACCGTGCGCATGTCGTAGGCCATTTCGCCTTCGATGCGGTCGGAGGCCAAGTTCTCCATGCGGAACGACTTCGTCCGCATACCGTTCGTCGCGCCGACGAAGCCCGACCACGCGAACGTGTATCCGGCGGTCGGCATCATCAGCGACGGGGACGGCGCCGAGTAGCAGAGCAGGGCGTGACGGCCAGCGATGAAGTCGGTCGTCTGCGTGCCGCCTTCCGGGCCGGTCGTGCGAACGGCGTTCGCGACGAGGTAGCGGTCCACGCCGAACAGGCGTGCCAGGATTTCGGCCTGGACGCTATCCGACGAGGTGTACTTGATGCGCTCGACGATGTCGGCGTTCGTCTTGAGTGCGGCATGGACGCGCGGGCCGACGACCAGCGTGTTCGGCGCGAAGCCGGTCACGGACTGGATTGCCATGCGGCCGGTTTCGATGTTGGCGATGGGCGTCGAGGATGCCGCCGACCAGAGCGTGCCGGGGGTGATGTCCGTGCCCCACACGCCGGTCGTGAAGTACGACGACATGAAGCGGCTCTCGCGACGGATGAGCAGCTTCTGCGTCACGAACTTGGCCGCGTCGCGGTCCATGTTCAGCGGCTGGTCGGAGTTGGCGCGAACCTGATCGTCCACGTCCTTGTGGAACGCTTCGACCGTTGCGGCGTATTGCGCGGTCGAAAGGTTGTAGCCGCCGCCAGCGCTCTCGGTGCCGGGGGCTCGCGTGCGGGCCTCGTCGCGAAGGAAGTCCTCCTTCGAATAGACATAGTAGAGGTCCGACTGCTTCGACACCGGCACGACAGGGAAAACCTTGTCGGCGATGAACGCGCTCTGCTCTTGGACGTAGGCGACGCTGATGTTGGTCAGCGGGCCGTTGACATGCACATCGCCGGAAGTGGGCTGGGGCATTTTGCGTTACTCCTGTGAAAAGGGCTGATGCCCGGCCTTAGACGATGGCCGCGCCAGCGTTGAGGGCGACGGTGATGACTTCGTTCGCGTTGGCGGCAGCTTCCAAGGCGACGCCGATCACGTTCGAACCGGCCGTGGCCGCCGTGATGATGCGGCCGTCCGCGCCCGCCATGACTTCGGAGCCAACGGTGATCGCAGCACCGGCAACCGCCTTGCTGACGCCCACCATCACGATGTCGGCGGGCTGGCCGCTCGCGGGCTTGTTCTGCAGGATGCCGATGGTCGCCTGACCGGCGGCGTTGGTGAGATTGACGGCGAAAGCCGCCGTGACGCGCACTGCGCGGAACTGATTGCTTGCAGCCGAAAGATCGGCCGCTGCGGTGCAGATGCCGATATTGATGCCAGGGGTCTGAACAGCCATTTGCGTGGCTCCTTCTTCGAATGGGGTTTAGCGCTGCGCGAGGTACTCGCTGTAAAGCTCCGGGTTGGCGTCGAGCGCCTTGGCGATGGCCTGCGCCGTGGTGAGCGTCGGCTGCGCGGCCTTGATGACCGCAGCGGCCTTGGCGATGGAGCTATTCGCGTCCCCATCCTTGCCGCCGCCGGTCGCGTCGGCGCCGATCTGCTTCGTGACGGAAGCGAGCTTGAGGGCTTCGCGCGCCGCATTGAGCGTCTTTTCGAGTGCCGCAGCGCCTTCCGCCGAGATTTCCTTGAGCGACTTGGCGACGACTTCCGCGTCCATGCCCGGCAGGCCGTCCACGAGCGTCTTGGCCTTCGCCAAGCGCTCGGCATCGGCACGCTCCGCGCGCTCCTTGTTGATCTCTTCGATCTGGCCGTTCGCCTTCGCGAGGGCTTCGGCGGCGCTCGCGTTCGCCTTCGAGATGGCTTCCGTGGCTTCGGCCTTGGCCTTCGCTACGGCTTCGTCGATCCGCTTCTGGATGGCTTCGTCGTTCTTGTTCACGTCGCTCATGGCGCACGCTCCTTTTTCTTTGCAAACCTTCGGTTCGGCGCAGTCGGCGCAGGGCTTCATGGCCTTCTCCAATTCGGTTTCGGGATCGGGTTCTTCGCCGTTGCTCAACTCGTCCTGAACAGCGGCGACAAACTGCTGGACGGTTTCTTCGACGGCGGCGGTCGTGTCTTTGATCGCCGGGTCGGTAAAGATTTCGCGGATCGAAGTGCCAAGCGCGTAGACCATCGTCTGCAACTCGCGCGTCGCCTCGTAGGCTTCCTGGACCGCCTCGTCCTCGGCGATGACCTCGTCGAAGTCGCGTGCCTTCAACTTGGGCGCGGCCTTCTGGATGGCATCGTCGAACGCAAAAAGGCCGACGTCGGGGATACCGTCGTCGACCAGAGCCTTGCGAACATCATGGTAGGGATTTGCTGTTTCGGCAAACTGATCGGAGGCACGCCGCTTGAACAATGCGACACGCGCGCCGGGGCTGGCGGGTTCATCCACCAGCGAGATTTCGTCCAGTTGCATGTCCTTGAGCAGCTTCGGCATGTCTCTCGCTATGACACGAGATTTGCCGTTTCGGCAAGATGATTTTTTACCCTAGACACAAAAGAGGGGGGCCGAAGCCCCCCTGCACCTACCGGATGCTGTGTGTTTTGCTATGCCGCCGGGGCGTCAACGCGCTTGCCGGACCCGCCGATGCTGAACGCCTTGAGCTTGCCGGACTTGACCAGCGCCCACGTTGCGTCGTCGTGAACCTTGAAGCCGACCCACCAGCCCTGCATCGGCATCGTATCTGGCATCGCGACGCCCATCGACTTGAGCAGTGCCTCGAACCCGCCGCCCTTGGTAACGACGATGCTCTCGACCAACTCGGCGACCTTCGGACCATCGTGCATCGCCTTGCCCACGCGCGCGGTCGCGACATAGCCGTGCGCGGCCTTGGCGAGTTCTGTAGGCTCGATCATGTCGCCCTGGTGGTCGACCACGATCTTTCCGCCCTTTTCGATCACAGAGGCCCAGCCCCAAACGATGCGCTGGTCTTCGCTTTTCAGAATGATCTCGCAGTCAGCCATGGCGCCTACTCCTTGGGTTCAGGGATGCGGTCGCGGATATGGCGCAGCGTTGCTGCGGCTTCGGCCGCGATCTTGATCCGCTCATCGATCTTGAAATACCAGAGGATGAACGGCCGGAAAATCAGCGCCACGACAAGCGCGATGGTGCCGAAGATCAAAAACGATGCGATGACATACTCATCCATGTTGCACCATCAATTTACAGGCTGCGTAGGATCGGGATCGGGAACGAGGCCAGCCTTGCGCTTCTCTTCGTCGGCGATATCCGCGTCGCCCGGCCATTCCTCTTGCCCAAGCTGATAGTCGTGAATGCTGGGGCCGCTGGCCTCGAAGTCAGCGAGGTCTTCGGCCATTGCATCGACGATGCCGGGTGGGCGTTTGCCCTCCGGCCAATCGCGGTCGTAAACGGTGCGTTTTTGCGGCATAGCTACCTTCCTCCTTGGGTGGGGCGGGTAACATAGTCGGTGTAGCGCCGCATCGCCACCGCATCATCGGTCTTGATTGTGCCGGACCAAGACGGGCCGCCAAGGATGAGTTCCTTGCCGATGCTGCGGTCCCCGGTTTTTGCGTCGGCAAGCTTCCACATCGAGCGCGGATCGTTCGACGACAGGATTGACCGAAGCTTCGCCGCGTCGGCAGCCATGATATCGCTTCCCGAGCGCGACATTTGAAGGCTGCGCAATTTTGCAGCTGCGTGTTCTTTAACGCGTCGCCAGCCAGCTTGCTCAGGAGTGAAGCCGTACTTGGCCCAAGCATACATGCCCACGTCAATGTTGGCCGTAACGCCAACCTCCTTCACGCCGAGCGATTGGTAGACGCCCATCGACGTGCGAAAGAACTCCTTGCCCGCGCCGTTGCCCTGGCGCCCCGCCTTGAAATAGGCGTGATAGACCGTGAGTTCGCCAGCGTTGTTTCGGGAGAAGGTGCGACGGATCGACGTGCCATCGCGCCCCTGGAACGAAATGGCCGCTTCGCGTTCGGTGACGGTCATGCTCATAGCGAACGTAGTGCCCGGATAGTCGGCAATCATCGTCTCGCCAAGGCGCCGCAGCGTGTTCTTGTCGTGACTATCGCCGAACATCCGCATCACATGTAGGTCCGAGCCTGTGACCTTTACGGCGTGAATGTTGGCGCCGACCACTGCGCGCGTGCGGAATGCCTTGTTCGAGTTCAACTCCGCATCGACACGCGCGTTTGCCGATGCGCGCCCTTCGGCTTCGCGTTGCAGTGCTTTTGCCGCGCGCACCTTGGCCTCCGCGCGCATGCGCTCCGCGTTCGCACGCATCTCGGGCGTGTTGAGGTGCGCGATAGCCGCGTCCGCGTAGGCGTTGACCTCCTTCGAGTTGCGGCCAGACGATGCGGGGCGGGCGTTTGCACGCACAGCGGCAAGGTCGCCTGCCTCCAGCGCAGCCTTGATCCGGTTTGCGCGCGCGAGCGCTGCCGGGTTCTTAATGCCGAGAGGCATCCGAGGAGCTTCCCCGACGCGGTTGGCCGCCGGGCTAATTTCCGGGGTAACGGCAGGGGGCGGTGCAGCCGCCGCCCGTGCTTGGCTTGCTTGAAGCTGGGCCGCTGCGCTGGCCGCGTTGCGCGATGCCATCGCGGCAAGGTTTTGGTCGTCTTCGATGCGCTGGACGTTGCGCGGCCCGCGCGTGTTCGTAACCGGCGGGGATGTGCCCGCCATGCCAGCCGCATTCAACAGCGCCTGCTTATAGTCGTCGGCACGGGTCTGATATGTGTTCGACCGCGACGTAGGGATTGCCTGGATGGCTGCGATATCGCCGCGTTCGGCGTGCGTGCGCAGCGCGCGCATCTTGTTGACGGCCGAGCGCCCGGCGGTCTGCTGGCCCCAGGCCGCAGTATCGGGCTTGGCAACGGCCAGCATGCGCGCGTGGGCATCGGGGTGGGGCATACGGCTTGCCGCCGCCCGGTCGGCGTTGTGGGGCATCCCGCCGGGCGCTGTGGCCCCGCCAGAGCCACCCATGTTGCCAAGGCCGTCGCTGATTGAGGTGCGCGGCCCACCGCCCCCGCCGCCAGCGGTCCACTTGCCGTCCGCGTCGCGGGGCTGTTCGGCGTTGAAGCCCTTGCGCATGTCGGCCAGCGCATCGTCGAAGGACTTGGCCGTTCGAACGGTCTGCTCCGCGCGCACCTGGGCGAACGTCCGCGCCTTGCGCTTGCCGCCGCCGGGCACATGCACGTCGCTGAGGCCAGCATCCTTGAGGACTTCGTTGAACATCCGAGCGGTCATTGGCCGGTCCATTTTGCGAGGTGAGGCAAGAGCAGAACGAGCGCTGCGCCCGCCGCGACGTAAGCGATGCGCGAGCCAACCGCTTCGCACCATCCAACCCAACGGCCAGCCGCGAAGCCGCCGCGCCATCCTTTCGAGTAGGAGTGGATCGTGTCGAGCCGGGGCGGGATCGGTTCGTGGTTCATTGGCGAGGCATGATCGAGCGGCCAGCGCCCGGCATGAATTGCGGGATGCCGCTGTCCAGCTCTTCGATGCGAACGACGACGGCGCAGCGGCAGTTGATCGTCTCGCCGCCAGGGGCTTCGGGGTCGTGCGGGTGCATGATCGTGCCGCCGCCGGGCAGCTTGAACGGCTCGTCAATCCCAACGCCGCCCGCATTGATCGACGGCATATCGCGATGGCTATCGCGCGTGCGGCCATCGTCTGTCGAAACCCAATACCGGCGGAATGCGCCGGGCGCCACGTTGCTGCCGCGCGCGACTTGCCGCCAAGCCTCGGCTGCGCCGTTCGACACCGCGCGCATGCTTTCCGTTCGGGCGATTGTTTCCGAGCGCATGCGCAACAGCCGCTGGCGATAGCCCTCGACCAACTTGTCGACCTTGGCCGGGTCCATCGCCTCGCCGATCCGGGCCGTCGCATTGATGCTGCGCTCTGCGTTGCCGCCGATGCTGTACGACGCGGCCTGCCCCCACTTGCCGTTGACCAGCGCCTTGCGATAGTTCGCGAGCGCCTTGGCCTGCTGCGGGGTGAGGCCGATCACCTGCTTGATTTGGCGTGCGGTCGTGCGCGGGTTGTCGCCGCTGATGCTTTGCGCGCCGATGACCTCGCGGATGGCGCCTTGCGTCTGCCGCGAGATGTTCGTGATGAGGTCGTAAGCATAGGCTCGAGCGTATTCCGTCGCGCGCGGGTTCATCGGATCGAAACGCACCGCAACCTTCAAGCCGGTGAGGCCGGACGCCGCCTGCTGCGCAGTGAGCGTGCCCGCCGCTTGCCAGTTCTCGTTGATGGCGTCGATCATGCCGCCAAGCTCGACCTCGAACTTGTCGAGGCCGGTCGCCGCAAGCACGAACTCCCAACGCCCGGTCGCGATGGCATCGGCGAGCGTGTTCAGGCCCGCCTCGTCTTGGATAGCGTTCACAGCCCGAATGAATGCGTTGCGGATTTTGGGTTCGAACTTTTGCCCGAGCGCGAGCAGCGCGTCCTGCTGCGCCTTGAACGATGGCGATACCTTGAAGATTGCTTCGAGTGTGCTGGTGGAGTGGCGGGCCGCAACCGCCACTCCACCACGCCGTCCAAGGGCGGTCCCCTCACCCTTCACGACGACGCTTGCGCTGGGAACTCGGATCATCGACTGCACCTTGCTGCGACGGCAAAAGAAAACGGGGCGGGCATTGCGTGACGCGGCCAGAGGCCACGGCTTCGTCTATAAGTCTTTTTTCGTCCTCTGGCGAGATGGCCGTGAGTTTCTTTTTGCCGGAACGGTAAAACGCGCCAAGCCATCGCCCCTTTATTTCGGCGACGGCCGCCGCGCGCTTGTCGGTCATCGGCTTCGCCACAATGCTATGCGATCAACGCCTGCACGATGGTTGCGGTCCCGACCAGAACCGTCGACTTCTTGCCCGCCGCATCGACCAACTCGGCTTCGTGGTAGTAGGCCCCGGCCGCAATAGTCGGGGTGTCCCCTTGCGCGATAGTGACCTCGAACACGCCCGTGAGCGGGGCGGCGTTCGTGATCCCCGCGCCGAGCGTCTTGGACAGCAATGCCGTCCCCTTGGCGGCCTTGGCCATCGCCCACTTGATCGACGAGGCCCCGGTCAAATCCTTGACGGTTCCGTCCGGGTTTTTGACGGTCACTTGCAGGACAAGATCGTCGCCCTGATAGAGCGTGAAATTTTGGCTGGTGGCTGTCATAGCGCGCCCTTTGCTTCGCCTGAGAGTTGGGTTGCCGTGCTGAATGTCCCGACCAGCGAGACCGGCGGGTTGAATAGGCCCGCCAAAGCGGAAGTCGGCCCCGCCTGCGCGGTCAGGGAGGCGGGTGCGCCAACCGTACCGGCCAGCGCCCGCGCGCGCGTGTGCGCCCCGGAAAGCGCCACGGCGACCCCGAATTGCCCGGCCAATGCGACCCGGATAGCCGGGGAGCCGCCAAGGCCCAACGCCGCCGCGCCCCGGAAGCCGCCAAGGGCCGCCGCCGTAGGGGCGAAGGT